TTCATCCGTAACTCCCTGGAAGGTGATCCGCGAAACCGCGAACCCCGACAATTCGCGGACTTTCAACGGCACCCGCGGCACTTTCAAGGCAGGCAACGACAATTCCGGTTGAACGCGGCTCCCCGCTGTTAGTGGACGCTTGAAACTGGAGTAGGCGGGATTACCCGGGAATAACCGGGATTAGGTGAAATCGCTTGGTAAACCATTGGGATACGGCCAATGCTAAGGCGATCGGCGTCCGTGGCCGACCGACACTTGGATTTGTAGTTGGGCGACTGTCGGGACATTTGAACCTGCATCAAAGGCAATTCCCCGAAACGGCTTCGAGCGCCCTTCGAAAGCGTCGCCAGATATTTCTAGCGCCATTGTCCGGGCAAGGCCTCGCCGTAGATAAGACGGAATAGTGCGGCCGCTTGATGCTGCATTGTCGCTCGTTCAACGTCGTCCAAGCTATCGAGGCAGCTCCGATAGTTCGACAGGTCGGAGCCGTCTATCGACGATGTACCCGCGGCCAAAATCACGATGCGCCATGCACATCCCAGTGTCGGCATTTTTGCGACAGAGTTCTGACATCCAACGCTCAAGCAATATGCAAGATTTCTTTGTGCATGATAGACGCCGAGATACGCAAATTTGAGATCGACAATTAAATTAGCTTGATTTCTCTTGCAAATTACATCGCCACCTTCGCAGGGGGTGAAGGTCAATGAAAAGCCGTCGGGCGCAGTGTTTGCGCCGTTTTCCTTCACGAAGGCCTCTGCCGCCTGAAGGGATCTCGTCGCGATCTTCACCTCCTGAAAATAGAGATCGCTCGCTTCGGCCAGAGGCGCTGCAAGTGTTGATAGAATTACAATAAAAGCCCGAAAGATCATGTCACCCTCAGATTGACCGGCCAAACCACATGACGCGACCTGCAATTGATAGGTCAGATGTTTCGCCCGCTGGAACATCTTCGGGCGGAAAGACCGAGTTGTCCGAAATCAAGGTCAGAGAACCGTCCCGCTTTACATGAACCCGCTTCACCAACACCAATCCGCCGAGCACAACCACATATAGCGCATTGTCGCGAATGCGGTCTATCGAGGTGTCGACCAGCAGAATGTCGCCGTCGCGAATGGTCGGCTCCATCGAGTCTCCCTTGGCCGTCAAGGCGCGAGCGGCGTGCGGACTGATGCCCATGCGCCGAAGCCAATCGGACCGGAACGCCACCATTCCCGCGCTTTCCTCATGATGCGCGAGCGCACCATTGCCGGCTGAAGCCTCTACCGCGAGACGTGGGATCATTGCGAATTCACGATCGGAGGTGGCAGCTGACGGACTGCTGCTGGCACCTTCATGCCGATATGCTCTCTTTGGCCCAACGCCGGCGATGAGCCAGTCCAGCGTCACGCCTGCGCCCGCGCAAATCATAGCTGCCTTGTCGATCCCCGGAGTGCCGCCGGCAAGATACTTGCGCAACAGGCTTTCGGTGATCCCTACCCTGCGCGCAAACGCGTTCGCACTTTCAGACCCGATGAGCTCTTTAAGGCGATCTGAAAAACTCTGCTCCGACATGACCGCTAACTGTGACTGGCAGTCACAGTTCCCATTGTTGGCCTTAAGACAGGCGTAACCCTCTATTTTCACTTCCATTTTCGCCGCTCGAGCACTTCGAGGTTCGCGACTCGAACTGTGACGCGAAAAGTCGCCGTAAAGAGCTTGACTAGAGAGCTCTGCAGTGCGAACATTTTTCCACATTCGTTGATCGTTTCGACCGAAAAAACCGGCCGCTGCAACAGCCGGTTCTTACGGAGGGTCTCATGTCCCCTGGTGCTTCCGTCCCGTCCTGGGACCGTCATGCGATACGGGCCGCCGTTCATCGCAAAGGCAAAACCCTCACCGAGCTGGCCCGCGATGCCGGCGTTTTCGAGACTGCCTGTCGCGAGGCACTTGTTCGCCCCACGCGGACTGGCGAGCGCCTCATCGCCGCGTTTCTGGGCGTGCCCGAGCATCAGCTTTGGCCGGAGCGATATTCATCGCCAGCCCGCACGCAGACTAGCGCGGTTCGGCCTGCCAAGGCCAGTCAGAAGGCAGGGTCCGACGCGGACAGGAGGAAGGTCGCGTGAGCGTGTTTCTGTCCGCAATTCCAGCGTGCGCTGACAGCGGCCTTTCCGCCAATGAGGCCTGCGATACGCCGCGCTGGCATCTCCCCATTCCTTCCTGGAGATCTCCCATGAAAGCCATCCTCCGCAAGGTCGCGGCCTCGGGTCGGGCCTATTTCCACACGGGCAGGGTTCACCAGATCGGGACAGACGGTGGCGGGACGGTGATCGTCGCCGAGACCAGCCTTTTCGAAGGTGATGCACACCGCTTTCTTGGTGCCGACGAAGCGCAGGCCGAGGCCGACTGGATCAACGCGCGCGGGATCAGCGACGCCAAGTGGGCAGTCGCGGAGGTGGCAGCCTGATGAGACCGCGCGACCTGCGTCAGTGGCCGGGCGGCGGGGCTACCCGCGTTTCCTCCCGAACTGGCCGGGCCTCTGCGCGGCAGCATGCCCGGCCGCTTTTTCGGGACACGACACAACAATCATCGGGACGAACAGATGACTTCACATACCGCCATGGGTCTTGAGCTTGCCGGTCTGGATCTGGCCGCGATCGACGCCGCGGACCGTCTGCGCAAGGCGCTTCCGTCGCGCGTCGAAGCGCTGGCCGAGGATATCGACGAGCGCGGGTTGCTGACGCCGATCGAGGTTGTCGGACCGACTGAGGAAGGTCGCTATCGGTTGATCTATGGCTCGCACCGGCTTGCCGCGGCGAAGCTGCTCGGATGGACGGCGATCCCGGCGTTCATCCACGCGCCGGATGCTTTCGCCGACGACGCCGAGACCCGCCTGCGCGAGATCCGCGAGAACCTGATGCGGTTCGAGCTGAACCCGCTGGAGCGTGCCGTGGCCATCGCTGCCTGGCGCGACATCTACGAAGCCGCAAACGGCCAGGTGAAGCGTGGCGGAGACCGTAGGAAGAAGCCGGTCGAGGAGAGCTTCGACGATCAAAGTGCCAAGCTGGCACTTTGCTTTTCGGAGGCCGCTCAGGCCGCTTTCGGCCTCAGTCACCGAGCGATCTTTCGCGCCCTCAAGATCGCGACGATCTCGCCCGAGATCCGCGACCGCATCGCCGACAGCGCCTTGGCCTGCAACCAGTCCGAACTCCTGAAGCTCGCCGGCTATTCATCGGATCGGCAAGCACAGATCGTTGGGCTTCTTCTCGCCGACCCGCCGGCGGCTGCGAGTGTCGACGAGGCGGTGGGTATCATCGACAAGCGACCGCCCGATGCGAAGCCCGAACCGTGGGTGCGCATGGGCGACATCTTCTCGCGTCTCAGGAAAGCCGACCAGTTCCGCTTCCTCGACCAGCACCGCGACACGATCGAACAATGGCTCGAGGAGCAGCGGGGCGGAACCGACTGATGGCGAAGGCGCGCGGCGATATGTTGACGGGCGACCTGCTCGCCTGGGAACCGGAGCGGGTCGCGGTCGGCTTCGATGCCGGGCAGGTGCGCGGCAGCCGGATGGCGTCGCGGATCAGCCAGGCCGTCTCGCTGGCGCTGCGCGACTGTGACCGCTCCCGCGCGGAGGTTGCCCGCATCATGAGCGATGATCTCGGCTATCCGGTCTCGGAGGCGACGCTGGACGCCTATGCGTCCGAAGCCAAGGAAGCGCACAAGATCACGCTGGAGCGGTTCATCGCGCTGATCGAAGCGACCGGCTGTCACGACCTGCTCGGCTTCGTGGCGGAGATCTTCGGTTTCGCCTGCGTTCCGCAGAAGTACGCGGAGATCATCGAGCTTCATCAGATCGAGGAACACGAACGCGAGGTTCTGGCACGCAAGCAGGCGCTTCAGGCGAAGTGGAGGGGCGCGCGATGAAGGAGTGGCTGACCGCCGCCGAGATCGCGGCCGAGCGCTTGCCGGCGATGCCGACGACGAAAAGCGCTGTGATACGTCTTGCAAATCGCGAGAACTGGTCCGAAAGCCATCTCTGCCGGGAGCGCGTCGGGCGTGGCGGCGGACTTGAGTACCATATCCAGTTGCTGCCGATTGATGCCCGTTCGGCCTATCTATCAAAGACCAGCAAGGCCCGGATCGAGGCCGCGCCTCCAGCACGGTCCGGGCACTCCTGCGCGCTTTGGGATCGTTACGACCGGCTTTCGGAAAAGCAGAAGCTGGAGGCACGCCGTCGTCTGGATGCCGTCGAGCGGGTCGACCAGATGTCGCGCGGAGCCACCCGCCAGGCGGCGGTCGCCTTCGTCGCCATGGACATAGGGGCGTCGACATCGACGGTATGGAACTGGGTGCGAACCGCGCAGTCAGTGGCGAAGGCGGACCGGTTGGCGGCGCTTGCTCCTCAGCACCGTGGGCGGACTGCTACAGCGGCACTCTCACCCGAGGCCTGGGACTTCCTGAAAGCCGACTGGCTGCGGCCGGAGGCGCCGAATTTCGAGGCCTGCTTCCGACGCCTGGAGCGCGCGGCGGCGGAACACGGCTGGACGCTACCCTCGGCGAAGACGCTCAAACGACGGCTCGACAAGGAACTGCCGCGTTCCCTCCAGGTGCTTGCCCGCAAGGGTACCAAGGCTGCGCAGGCGCTCTATCCGCATCAGACCCGCGACCGTTCGGTGTTCCATGCGCTGCAGGCGGTGAACGCGGACGGTCACAAGTTCGACGTGTTCGTGCGCTGGCCGGATGGCAGCGTGTCGCGACCGCTGATGGTAGCAATTCAGGATCTCTACTCCGGCATGATCCTCGCTCATCGGATCGGCGAAACGGAAAACTGGCCGCTGATCCGCCATGCCTTCGCCGACCTTGTCGAAAGCTGGGGCATTCCGGAAACCGCCACGCTCGACAACGGTCGAGGGTTCGCCTCGAAGTGGCTTACGGGGAAGCAAAAGACGCGCTTCCGGTTCAAGATCCGGGACGACGAGCCGGAGGGCGTGTTGACCGCCCTCGGCATTAAGGTGAGCTGGGCGACGCCCTACCACGGGCAGGCAAAGCCGATCGAGCGCGCCTTCCGCGATCTCTGCGAGGATATCGGCAAGCACCCGAAGTTCGCTGGTGCCTATACCGGCAACAAGCCGGACGCAAAGCCGGAGAACTATGGCTCCAAGGCCGTTCCGATCGATGCATTCCGGCTGGTCGTCGCCGAGGAAATCCGCCTGCACAACGAGCGCGCAGGTCGCCGCGCCGCCGTTTGCGAGGGGCGAAGCTTCGCCGAAACCTTCCGCACCTCCTATGAGGCCTCACTGATCCAGCAAGCAAGCGACGCGCAGCGCCGCATGCTGTTGATGGCGGCGGAGGGCGTCACAGCGTCCAGGCGCAACGGCGAGATCCTGCTCGCGGAAAATCGTTACTGGGCCGAGCCGCTGGTCGATCTCGCCGGACGCAAGGTCGTGGTGCGCTTCGATCCAGACGATCTGATTGCCGGCATCTCTGTCTACGACCTCGACGGGCGGTTTGTGACGGATGCGCCCTGCATCGAGGCGACCGGCTTCAACGACATGGCGGCAGCCCAGGAACACGGACGCACGCGGCGCGCCTGGCTCAAGGCGCAACGCGAACTCCTGCGGCTCGAAAAACGTCTTTCCATCGACGACCTGGCGGATCTGCTTCCAGCCCCGGCAGCCGTGGAGAAACCGGCGCCGAAGATCACGCGCCTGGTCACCGGAAACACCGTTCGAAGGGTCGAGGAAGACACGGACAGCGCTCAGGCGTTCTCGCGCGCGATGGAACGATTGGCGAGTGCCGACATCGTTCCGCTCAAGTCCCGAGCCGGCGGGTGATCCGGAAAAAAGAGACCCGGCACAAAGGCCGGGCCGCAAGTCAGTACAAAGAAGGGATGAACATAGAATGAGCAAGGATACCGCACAAGCCTGGAACCTGCCGAAGTCTGCTCCGGATGCGGATGCCGACACCGTTGAGGCCTGGCGCCAGACGACGGACCGGCTGCGCGAGTTGGCGACCCGCGACAAGCTTTCGCGGTCCGAGGTCGCCCGTCGCTCGGAAGTGCCGCTCGGCACCCTGTCCGCCTGGTATGACGGGAGCTATGCCGGCTCCTATCCCAATACCACCGCGAGGGTGGCGCGCTGGCTGGACGGCGTCGAGGAACAGCGGGCCGCGGCGGTCGGCGCGCCTTTGGCCCCGGACTGGGTCGAAACACGCACCGCCAAGGAGCTTTGGGACACGCTGGTCTACGCGCAGATGATGCCCGAGATCGCTGTGGTCACCCTTGGCGCCGGCATGGGCAAGACCTCGACGGCGCGGCGCTACGTTGGCGCCCGACCAAACGCCTTCCTGGTCACCATGCGACCGACGACGGCGGGCAAGCACTCGATGCTGCAGGAGCTCGCTCTTGCGCTGGACGTGATCGAGCGCAATCCGGCACGCCTCGACCGCGCGATCGGGCATCGTCTGCAGCGCAACGGTCGCCACACGCTGCTCATCGTCGATGAGGCGCAGAACCTGAAAGACGATGCGGCCGACCAACTGAGGTATTTCCACGACGAGTATGGCACCGGGATCGCGCTTCTCGGGAATGACGAGGTCGCCTCTCGCTTCGGACGCAAGGACCCTAGGAAGGGACAGGCGCAGTTCCATCGCCGCGTCGGTAAGCGGATCGAACGTCTGATGCCCTGGCCGGAAGATGTCGAGGCGCTGATCGACGCCTGGGGCGTGGAGGACAGCGAGGCTCGCAAGATCCTGCGGGCGATCGGCAGCAAGCCCGGCGCTCTCGGGCAGGTCGACAAGACGATGCGGCTTGCCTCGATCTTTGCCATGGGCGCAAGCCAACCGGTGTCCGCCGATCACATCCGCGCCGCGTGGCGCGATCGGGCCGGGGAGGCGGTGTGATGCTCTCTGACGATCTCCGCGACATCCAGAAAAGCTTGGAGGGCTGCGTCGACAAAGACGGCTGTCTGGTTCTCCATCCCGCACTCGCCCGGATCATGCTCCGGACCCTTCGGGATCTCTACACCCGTGCCGCCTGCCTTGAGGCAAGCCGCGTCTCTGGCCCGGCGCGCCTGACCGAGGCGGATCTCGCCAGCGGCAAGGTCAAGCGCCTGCCGATCGTGCCGCGTCCGGTGCGTGCGGACAATGACGAGCGAGGGCCGGCGGCATGAACACGCTCGAGGACCTGATCGATGATGTGCTGGCCGTGATCTTCGACGATCGCGGGCCGGATACATCGGCCTCGATCGCGGCGGCCGAGCTTGCCGCGAGGCTGATGAGCCGGGGCACGACCCGCGCCGACCTGGTGCAGTCGATTGCCCGGCTGATCCTCGCCGTCAACGCCGACCTGCGTGAGCGCGAGGCGGCCTGGCGCGAGGCCGAAGCAAGGGCTCAGCTGGCACCTCTTACCCGCAGACCCGAGCCCAAGGGGATGCCGCGGCGCCCCGTGCGGGTCGGCCGCCAGTGGCGCGTCAACCTTGCCGTTGATGCGCTCCTGCCCGGCACCGAGCGCTCCCTTACCGCAACACTCATGGGCGACCCGGCACCGGGTCGCTCCGCCCTCGATCAACGCCAAGGAGGCATCCAGTGACCGACCAGATCCAGACCCGCGACGACGGCATCATCGACGTCAACGGCAAGCCCTACATGACCGACACCAAGGGGGCGCTCGTACCGCTCGACTTGGTCAAGCCGGCGCACAAGCTCGAGGACGAGGTGGTGCGCAAGATCATGCGCTTCGCCGATGAACTCTCCGCGCAGATCGCCCGCTTTCGCGGACACACCATGACGGACCTCGGAGAGCTTGATGCGCTGCTCGCCCAGGAGCACTCCCTCACCAAGGGCGGCCCGAAGGGGAACCGCACATATCAGTCCTTTGACGGGCTGATGAAGGTCGAGGTCAAGGTGGCCGACTTCATCGACTTCGGTCCGCAGCTTCAGATCGCCAAGCGCCTGCTGGATGAGTGCCTGACGGAATGGGCGGCGGACAGCCGGCCGGAAATCCGGGCCGTCATCACCCGCGCCTTCAATACGGACAAGGAGGGGCAGGTCAACCGCTCTGAGATCTTCATGCTGCTTCGGCTCGACATCGAGGACCCGCGCTGGCAGGAGGCGATGCGCGCCATCCGCGAGGCCATGCGGGTGACTGGCTCCAAGGAGTACATCCGCTTCCACCGTCGCGCGCACGTCACCGATCGTTGGCAGGCCGTCACCATCGACCTTGCGAGGGCTTCGTGATGAGCGCCGCCCTCAAGGATCTCCGCGACCAGGTCGAGCGGATGCTCAAGGAGGCGGACGAGAAAGCCGGGTCCTGGGACGAAGATCCCTCGACCTGGTTTCAACGCCGGGAGAATGAGGCGCGCAACCTGACACGCCGGCTCACCTCCGCGTTCGACGCCCGGATCAAGGACGACTGGCAAGGCGCTGCTGTGAAGATCGCCGGGATCCGGTCGACCAGCACCCAGGGCCTGTGGGGCGCGGTTCGGAACTGGCTTACTGCTGCGGAAAAGCGGATCGGGGGACAGTCATGAGCGACTACGACACCCGCCGGTCCCCCTATCGGCCGGCCGTGAAGTCCGCCGATGAGCGCAAGCTCTGCCGCATCACCAGTCTTTTGAAGCGCGCACTTACCGACCTGCGCGGCGAGCTCGTGTCGATGGTCGAAACCACGTGCGAGATCGCCTGGGACGGCATGGAGCATGCCCCGGTGCCTGGCACTGCCAGTCCCGAGACAGTCCCCGCTATCGCCGACCGCGTGCTGCTGATCCGCGAGATCGAGGCGGAAGTCCGCAGGCCGGCCGAGCATCCGGAGCCGCAATGGCTGGACGACCTGCTCGATGGCAAGTGGGTGCTGACATGAGCTCGCTCTGGATCGACCACCGGCACATGTGGATCAAGAAATACAGCGCGGCGGCAACGGGGCCTAAGGCAATCGTCAAGCTGGAAATCGAGGTGTCGCAACCGGGGTCGCTTGGCTACCTGCTGGAAAACATCGCCGAGGTGCAACGCGAAGGAGATGCTTCGCGTGAGAAGGCAAGACGCAAGCCGGCCGAGCCACTCGCGCTGCCTTACTACGAGGGCAATCAGACATGACCAGCGAGACCCTTCTTCGCCGCCTGCGGGCCTTGCGGGCGATGACGACGGCCAACGGCTGCACGGAAGCCGAGGCCATGGCGGCAGCGGCGAAGGCAGCCGAGATCATGCTTGAGGCCGGCTTGACCGACCGCGACCTTGAGTTCGGCGAGGCGTCATCATCGAGCAAGAGCAAGGGGCGATCGGTCGCCGACGGCCTCTGGCCGGTCATCGCCTTTTGTACCAACACGGCCAACATCGTGGTGATCGACGGCGACAGCGTGACGGTCACCTTTGTCGGTCGTGAACCGGGGCCGGAAATCTCCGTCTATCTCAGGGAGGTCTGCGAGAGAGCAATCAGGCGGGAGCTGGAGACCTTCAAGGCCGGTGACTACTACCGGCGGCGACGCACGCTCAAGACTCGGCGCCGGGCGTCTGAAGACTTCCTGCTTGGGATAACCGCGCGACTTCGGCGGCGCCTGATTGACCTCTTCAGCGCAACCTTCAACGAGGCGGAGCGCCTTGCCGCCGTCGAGGCCCTTAAGTCCAGGTATGCCGATAGCTCCGCCATCAAACGGCCGGCCCGAAAGATCGGCAATGCCAAGGCCGCCTGGGCAGGTTTTGCTGCCGGCGGCCGCGTTCCGCTCAGTCATGGAATGACGGCAAGCGGAGCTGCCCTCGCCCTTGCAAACGGGAGTGATGAGGCATGACCCCGGACTTGTTCGGCGCGCGCCCGAAGACAAGGCGCCGCGTGATGATGCACGCGGTCGATCACGGACAGGCGCCTTGCCTCGTACCGGGCTGGCGAACTGCAAACGGCGGGCTCTTTGAGTGCTCGCGTTGCGGCCATTCCACCGGTTGGCTTTTCGACATGCAGGACAGCGAGGTCCGGCGGGGCATCCCGTGCCCGATCTGCAATCAGGAGGCCTGACTTAGCGGGCCGCGTAGCTCGAACGGAGGGAGGGCTTTGTCATGTCCGTCCACGATCCCGGTGTCCGCCGGAAGGCGCTGCTCGGCGAGGTCGAGCGCCACCGCTACAGGCTGCACCGATTGCCAAGGCTGACCGCCGAGCTTCAGGCGGTCACCACCCAACTTCTGAGACAGGAAATTTTGGAGGCTGCCAGCGCAGCCATGTCGGCAACCGAGGACCAGGACGATCGTCCGGATCCGTTGAGATGGTGGGACAGATGACGAGCAGCGCAGCCCTCAAGGCCATTCACGCCAAGCGGCGGCAGATGGGACTGGACGAGGACAGCTATCGCGCCTTGCTCTCGGCTGTCACCGGCAAGAGTTCGTCTGCGGAAATGAACGAACTGGAGCGGCGCGCGGTTCTCTCTGAGATGGACAGGCGCGGCGCGCCGAAGGCGCCCGCACGCCGCACCCGCGCCAGCGGTCCTTATGCGGGCAAGCTCCAGGCACTTTGGATCGCGGCCTGGAACCTCGGCTGCGTTCGAGACAGTTCCGACGCCGCGATGCTCGCCTTTGTGAGGCGTCAAACCGGCCTCGAACACAGCCGGTTCCTGCGCGACCCCGCCGACGCCTCCCGCGCGATCGAGGCACTCAAGGACTGGATGCGTCGGGAGAGCGGCGTTGCCACGCTCTTTCGTTATGACCGATCGAACGGCCCGCTCATCAACGATGATCGCTGCCAGATCCTTCTCGCCCAATGGGCACGTCTGCTCCGGCTGGACGCCGTGCCGGCTGCCTCGCTCGAGGCGTGGGTGTCCAGGCTGCACGCCGGCGCCGGGCTTGCCGATCTGACCCGCGACGGGTGGATCGACACGATGAACATCCTGGGCTCGCGTCTGCGCAAGGCGCTCGCGGCCCGGAAAGCGACCTGACGGAGGAAATGGCATGCGCGACAAGGCACTGACCGTCACAGACCATGCCGTCCTGCGCTATCTCGAGCGCGCGCACGGCCTCGATGTCGACGCGGTGCGCGGGCACATCGCGGGTCTAGCAATGACGGCGGCCGAACTCGGTGCGCTCGCGGTCAAGATCGAGGGCGTGCGCATGATCCTGCGCGGGCGCACGGTCGTCACGGTGATACGCAGGCAGTGGGTGCCGCAGCCGCCTGACCAAGGAGGTCGGGTCGATGGTGCATGAGGAACTCCCTGGCCTGCTCGCCGAGATCGCTGAAGTGGCGGGTCTTGACGCAGCTCTTATGCTCGCCGAGCGAGTGGGCGGAACCAGGGTGAGCATTCCGGCTCGAGCGACGCCCGACCACTGGTTGGTCGAACTGGTCGGACGCAAGGCCGCCGACGCAATCTGCGATCAGTTCCGCACCCTGTCGGCCGAGGGACGCGAGGCCGGAGCGCGGCACGTGGTGATCCCACGCGGGCCGGCCGGGTGTCTGACAAAGGCCCGACGCCGGCTGGCCGAGGAATTGATCGCCGGCACCAGCGCCCGGGAGGCAGCGCGCCGTGCAGGCCTGTCCGAACGGGCGGCCTTTCGGATGCGCGCGAAGCTGCGCGAGGATGATGACGGCCCGCAAGGACGCCTGTTCTAGGGCGTTTGACAAGACTTCGAAAACAAACGAACGTCACGTGTGATCGACTACCGAACCGGGGCTGACAACCGTCAGCCCCGGTTTTTTTGTCCTGCTCGCGATGCTGGCGAAACGCTGGACCGCGCCCGTCCAGCGCACCACGCCAGAGCGGGACAATCACATGCAGGTCATCACCAGATTGAGCCCGCAGGGGGCACGCGAGGTCCTGTTGCATGAGGGCTTCGTCAGCCGCGCTTACCGGGACCCGGTCGGCGTGCTGACCATCGGCGCCGGCTACACCAATCGCTCTCAGGTCTTCAAAGCCTACTGGATCAAGACCCGCGGCAGGCCGCTGAAGCCGGGTGACACGATCACGCGGGACGAGGCTCTCCGCATCCTGCCGAAGGTCGTCGACGAGGAATACGGCGCGGCCGTTGTCCGTCAGATCCGGCCAACCCGGCAGCACCACTATGACGGCGCGGCGTCGGTCTGCTTCAACCTCGGCCCCAAGGCCGCGACCTGGAAGTGGGCAAAGGCGCTGGCCGCCGGCGATGCGACGAAGTCTGCGGCTCTCCTGCGCCAGACCGGCACCACGGCCGGCGGGCGTCGCCTGCCGGGCCTCGTGAAGCGCCGGCAGGCGGAAGCCCTGCTGATCCAGCGCGGCGTCTATTCGGCCGCCGGGGCCGGCGCAATCCGCGTCGAGCCGCGCGAGACCGTCGCCAAGGCGTCCAGTGCATCCGAGGAGCTGCGTCACTATCAGGGCATCCTTGCCAAGCTCGGCCACTACGACGGGGCACTCGACGGCCTGGCCGGACCCAAGACCACCAAGGCCGTGCGCAGCTTCCAGAAGGACCATCCGCATCTCAATGTCGACGGCGTGCTTGGTCCGGCAACGGCGGCCGCCCTTGAGCGCGCGGCGGCCGCGGGCGAAGCGGGAACGACGACGAGCGTCGGGGCACTCGTCTCCGGCGCGGGTGTTGCCGCCGCCCAGGGCGGCGCCCCGGATTGGGTGCTGTGGGTTGCCGGCGCCGGGCTCGCTCTGGCCGTCCTCGGCGGGGCCGTCGTCGCATGGCGCTACCGTGACGAGATCCGCCACCGCGTGGCCGGCTGGTTCAACCGGAGGGCCAAGGCATGAGGGGTTGGCGGACACTGATCGTCAACGCGCTCGTCGCGCTTCTGCCCGTTGTGGCGGAAGTGCTTCGCTGGCTCGACGGGTTCGACTGGCACCGCTATCTGGAGCCGCGCGACGCGCTCTGGGCCTTGCTGATCGTCGGCGGTCTGAACATCTTTCTGCGTCGCATCACCCGCACCGCGATTGGCGGCGGAGGTGACGCATGAGCTGGCTCCTGTCGATCGTTCTGCGCTTTGCCTCGTCCGGCCTGGTCGACCGGACGCTCTCCTATCTGGAACGCAGGCACGCCGAGGAGACCGGCCGGGAGAAGCTGCGCACTCAGGTCGAAGTCGAGACGATCCGTGCGGCTGTTGCCGAGACGCAGGAGCTTGCCAGGCTCAACGCCGCGAAGCTCGAGCACGTCGCCTTCTGGTGCTTCGCCGCGCTGTTCGTTCTGCCGCTCGGCGCCTGGTGGGCGGCGGTCATCGCCGACAGCATCTTCCGCTTCGGTTGGGGCGTGGCCACGGTGCCGGTTCTCGAAGCCTGGGGCGGGCAGATGATCCAGTGGCTGTTTTATGTCGGTGGCGGCGTTGCGGCTCTCAGGACCCTGAGGTGATCGATGAAGCTGCATCCATTCGCCCAGGCCGCCCTCATCCTCGTTGCCGGCGTTCTCGCAGCCCTCGCGCTGACGCTGGCTGACGACTGCCGCATCAGCGGAAACACAACCACCATTTTCAAGGGAGATCGCCGTTGACCCTGAGCGACCTTAGCCCCGTCGTCAGTGGGATCGGCGGGCTGCTCGGAATTGTCTCGATCATCTACACCTGGATTACCGCACGCAGCCGCGTCAACGGCGAGGAAATCAAGGTGCTGCGGGAGCGCAGCGTGGAGCATGACCGACGGATCGATCGGATCGAGAAGGACATCGAGCACCTGCCCGACCGCAACCACGCGCAAACGATGCAGTTGGAGCTTGCCCAGATGAGCGGCGAGATCCGCATCCTCGCCGAGCGGCTGAAGCCCGTCACGGCCATTTCAGAGCGTCTGCAGGAGTTCCTGCTCGAGGAAGCCAAGGCGAGGCGGAGTGCATCATGAGCACGATGGACGAGATCATTCGCGAAGAGGCGCGCCTCATCATCCTCAAGGCTCTGGCAGGCCAGGTTGACGAACGCATGAACTCCAGCCTTCTGCAGCGAGAACTGGAGAGTTTCGCGATCAGCCGCGAACGCGCCTGGGTTCATGACGAGCTTCGCTGGCTGCGGGAGATGGGCGCCGTCGTGCTCGCCGAGGCCGGTTCGGTGCTGATCGCCACCTTGACCGAGAAGGGCACGCGGCACCTCGATCGCAAGCTCGCCATCGAGGGCATCAAGCGCCCGAGCCGTCCGGGAGCCTGACCATGGCCGGCCGCGGGCGTCTGTCATCGATCGATCTGTTGCCGGACGAAGCACAAGACGACATCGTCTGGGCTTGCCAGCAGCTCTATAGCCGCACGCGAAGTCAGGAAGATATCCGCTTCGAACTCAATGACCGGCTCGAGGCCAAGGGTCTGGAGCCGATCTCGCGTTCGGCTTTCAATCGCAAAGCCATGCGTCTTGCTGCCGCGCAACGCCGCATGCAGGACGCCCGCGCGATGTTCGAAGGCCTGTCCGAGCAATTCACCGCGGAAGACGTGGATCAGAACACGGTCATTATCGGCGAATTCATCAAGACCCTGATCGTCGAGCTGGTCGGAGACGAGAGCGGCGAGAAGACACCCAAGGAGGCGATGGAACTGGCCCGCGCATTCCAGGCAACGGTCGCGGCCCAGAAGATTTCGACCGAACGGCGGCAGAAGATCGAGGCGGACTTTGCCGCCAAGGCCGGCAAGGCGATCGAGGAAGTCGCCAAGGCCAAGGGGCTCACGGCCGACACGGTCGAGGCCATCAGGTCGAAGGTATTGGGCGTCGATCCATGACCGTGGCGGAACCGCTTTCGACGGAGGCCTGGGAAGACTTCCGGCGGAAGGCGACCCAGAACCTGCCTCCGGTTCTTGCCGGCATGGAACTGCCGGCAATCCTGCTTTCGTATCAGGCGGAACTGCTACGGGCGACGTCGCAGCATGCTCTCGTCGTCACCGACAAGAGCCGGCGCATCGGAGCGACCTGGGGGATCGGTGCGGACGCGGTGCTGACTGCCGGCGCGCAAAAGTCCGCCGGCGGCATGGATGTCCTTTACATCGGCTACAATCTCGACATGGCGCGCGAGTTCATCGACACATGCGCCATGTGGGCGAAAGCCTTCGTGCCTGCCTGTAGCGAGGTCGGCGAGTTTCTGTTTCAGGAGCAGGACGACAAGGGGCAGGATCGGCATATCCAGGCCTTTCGCATCCGCTTCTCGTCGGGCTTCGAGATCGTCGCGCTGTCCTCGCGTCCGCGCTCGCTGCGCGGCCGTCAGGGCTATGTGATCCTCGATGAGTTCGCGTTCCATGACGATGCGGCCGAGCTGCTCAAGGCAGCGATGGCTCTGCTGATCTGGGGCGGCAAGGTGCTGGTCATCTCCACCCACAACGGCGAGGACAATCCGTTCAACGAGCTGATCACCGAGATCCGGGCCGGACGCAGGCCCGGCAAGGTGGTCCGCTGCACCTTCGACGATGCGCTCGAGCAGGGTCTTTATCAGCGGATCTGTCTCGTCACCGGCAAGACCTGGTCGCCCGAAGCCGAGGCCAAATGGCGCGCCGATATCCGCGCCTCCTACGGATCGGATGCAGCCGAGGAGCTGGATTGCATTCCCTCGCAGGGCTCCGGCGTCTACCTGCCGAGCACGCTTATCGAGGCCTGCATGACGCCCGCTGCGCCGGTCCTGCGCTTGCGCTGCCCGGCCGGGTTCGAGCTGAAGCCGGACGAAGAGCGCAAGGGCTTCG